CCAGTAATTTTTTGGAATGTAGTACTAACGCTGGTGATCGCACCTGCTATATGGTGGTTTAGAAATCTCATGGGAGAAGTTAAACGCATAGATATACTTCTGAACAGGACTAGAGAAGATTATTCTACTAAGCAAGAGTTAAGAGAAGATATGCGTATGGTTACAGAAGCTCTTCATAGGTTAGAAGATAAGTTAGATAAAGTATTAGAGAGGGGAAAGTAAGATGCCAATTACAAACAATTTACAAGAAGCATTATTAGGGTATATATCAGGTAGAAATGCTGATGTTGGTAATAGTGCAAGAGCGCAAGCAGCTGCTACAGGGTTTGCAAATAATACTCCACAATATGCAAATGCCTTTAGAAATGCAGTAATAAATCACGCTATCGCTGATGGTGTAGCAGAAGGTAGAACAGGTGCAGAACAATTAGTAAATGTAGTTACGGCTGAACGTAATGCAGGTTTTGATCCTGTAACTGGTATAAGTATAACGCCTCCTGTTGGTGGCGATACTGGTGGCGATACTGGTGGTACTGGTGGAGATACTGGTGGTACTGGTGGTGGTACTGGTGGAGATACTGGTGGAGATACTGGTGGAGATACTGGAGGAGATGATACCTCAGATATAGCATCTGCATTAACTACGGCTTTAGCTCCTGTACTAAATAGACTTACAGAAATAGAAAACAGAGAACCCTCTCTCATGTCACCCCCCGTAGTAGGAACAGCTACTCCAGCCCCCACACCAGCTACCGCTACTGATTTAGAACCCGTAACAGAAGATATAGGTGACGTACAGGCAGATACTACTGCAATACGTGGTGATATAGGCACTAGGGCCGAAGGGCAACCTGCAACTCTCATGGGGCAGACTGCTGGATTGGCAGAAGGCCAGACAGATATAACGGGGCGTATTGGAACTGCTGGTGAGTTAAAACCTGGTATAACGCAACCTTCAACATTATTTGAAGGGCAAAAAACAACATTACAAGGAATAGAAGGTTTAGGAGAAGGTGTATCTGCTGTAGGTAGACAAGTTGGTTTTACAGGTGAGCAAACTGGAGGAGAACCAACAGGATTATTTGCAGGTCAGGCAGGTCTAATGGCTGGACAAACAGGGCTAACAGGTGCTATAAGTGGCGTAGGGAGTCAGGCTTCAGCTATAGGTAGCGATTTAACTGCATTGACAAATCAATTAACTAACTTTGAGAACCTGTCAAATGCAGATAGGGCAAATCTTCTATCAACATTAAATACTCGCGCCACTGAGTTAAAAGACCTAGCAAACACATATGGCCTACAAACAAATAGAATAGCAGAGCAACTTACAGGCGTACCTGCACCAACGGGTATGATGGCACAAGCTGCACCAGTAGCAGGATCTTTACCTGCCGTATTAGCTGCGGAGAGAGCGCAAAATACCGCTACTCAAAACATAAACAGGGGCCTCATGGACGTAGCTGAACAGGGGCAAGTAGGTGCGCTAGGGCCAGTTACTCCAGACCCAAGGGTGGGCTAAGATAAAAAGAAAGAGAAAGTGATATGGCAAGACCACAAATATTTGATCCTAGTCTAGGTAATGATGGCGAGTACCGTGATCTTACTGACGCTGAAATAAGAGAAGCAGCAGGTAATTTACCAGATCCAGAAGGCGATGCACCAGACCCTACAGCACCTGTAGTACCTGAAGGTGGGCCTACGCCTACTACAAATCCTAATCTATTTAACTTTGATGAGGAAGGTAATCCAGTTGTTACCACTGATCCTACTACGGGGCAACAGTCATTTCAGATACGTGGCGATTTATTGGGCGGTGAGATAGTAGATCAGCGATTAGGCGATCCATCCGTAAACCCTAACGTCACAACTCAACAGTTAGATACTAGGGCAGTTGCTATAAATCAAGGGTTTCAAGGAACACCTACAGACGCGACTACTCAAGCATTTATACAAGATGCATCTGGGCAAAGAGGACTAGTAGATCCGTTTGGTTATCAAAGTGCCAAAGGTGTACAGACAGATATATCGCAAGACCCGACCGCAAACTTACCATCAGGGGCAAGACTGACCCCAGCAATGATAGATCCTAATGCAGCAGGAACAAGTATAGATAGGACAGACCCTGCATTTCAAACTAGAGATCTAGCAGCAGGACAAACACTAGCAGGTGTAACAGACGCACAACAGGTAGATAGAACTGCAACTAACTTAACTACTGCACAAACAGTAGCAGATGCGATAGCGCAACAAGACATGGAAGCAGAGCAGTTTTTAAATGACATACGTTTAGTAAGAGCGCAACAGGAACAGGTAGATGAAAGGTCAACTGTAAAGGGCCAACTAGGTATTATAATGGAGGACTTTGCAGGTGACTCCGTACCACCTTGGGCAGCAAACGCAATACAAGGGGCAGAGAGCATACTGGCTCGTAGAGGTATAACGGCATCTAGTGGCGTATATCAAGAGATGCTATTAGAGACTGCACTTAAATCAGGACTACCTTTAGCACAAGCAGATGCACAGATCTATGCACAGTTTCAACAACAAAACCTAAGTAACAGGCAACAGGCAGAAATAACAAACGCAGCAAACCTATTAACTGCTGACATAAAAGAGTTGGATATTAGACAACAGACAGCCGTATTAAATACACAGAACAGAGTGCAGAGCCTGTTTACTGATGCAGCGGAGATAAATGCATCTCGTAAATTTAACGCAACTAGTCAAAACCAGACAGATCAATTCTTTAGTAATTTACAACAGGCAGTAAATTTAAACAACGCTAGTCAACGAACTGCTATATCTCAATTTAACGCAGGTCAGGCAAATGCCATATCACAATTTAATGTAAACACTGCTAGGGCAAAAGATGAGTTCTATTCTAGAAATCAATTAGCAATAGCACAAGCAAACGCTGTATTTAGGAGACAAGTAAATACCGCAAATACCGCAGCCATAAATGCAGCAAACCAGTTTAACGCAACTAATATTCTTAATAGATCTAATACTGCGCTAAATAATCTTGTACAGTTGGCTAGAGATGAGGCTGATTATATTTATCAATCGGGTCAAAATGATATGCAGAGACAGAACAATCTAGCCGTAGCTACATTACAGGCAGAGGCATCTGTTAGAGCTAAAAAAGAAGGCAGTGGTGGCAGTTTCTTAGGAACAGCAGGTAGTATATTAGGTAAAGTATTTGCAAATATAGCAGGTACTGAAACTGGTGGTAAGGCAATATTAAACAAAATTGGATTTAATATTAATTAAGGAGATAATATAATGGTGTTACTAAATCCTTTTAGTAGAGTTCCTACAACAGATATAGGAAAAGCACGTAGTATTCGTGAAAGAAGAAAAGGTACGTTTATGCCTACTATAGTAAACACAAACGAAACTAATAGTCCAGCTAGGATATATCAAGAAGAAATAAGAAAATTAATACAAAGTAATAAACTACCGTCAGACATGGGGAGTGTATAATTATGGTAATGGAAGATATGCAATTTGAAGAAACATTTGAATCAGCAATACCTGGTCAATCTTTGGCTAGAGAGGATGCAGAACTAGGGTCTGTTCCTTTTGAAACACCTGCTGACTTTCCTGATCCTGATGAGTTTTATATGTATCTATATGATAAATTGTTAAATGACGAAACAAATCTTATGAACATAGTAAAACTTCTTGAGATGGAAATTACAGTAGACGCTATTGTAGAGGGTCTTCTGATGAACTCATTTATGATGGGGCAAATATCTCCTGATACAGGAGTCATCTTAAAAGAGCCTGTTACGGATATGGTTCTTCTAATAGCGCAAGAGGCTGAGATAACTCCAGCTAGAAGAGATGATGGGGCCGATATGCAAGATCAAGTGCGAATAGAAGAGGTTCTATCTAAATTGTCTGCTGATGCATCAGGGGAAGAAGATATGCCTATGCAAATGGAAGAAGATGATGACATGGGTGAACCTTCTGGCATGATGGCTCCACCTGATGGCATGGACGATATGATGGCTATGGACGATATGGGCGAAGAGATGCCAGAGCAAGAAGAAGAAGAAGACGAGCAGCAACAAACAGCTTTAATGATGGGATAATACAATGGGGTTAATGTCAGGCTTAAAGGAATTTAGTCAAAACTTTGTGCTTACAGCAGGTGATACAATTGCTGATAACATAAAGAAAAGAGATGAGCAATACAGAAAAGATGTATTAGATCAATACTCTATTCTAAAAGCAAATATAAAAAAGAATAAGGCCGTTGATGCAAAACTATATAATACTATGCTTAGTGAAGCAAATAGTTTAGTTGGTCTAGCCCCAAACTTGCCAGATGACTATATAGCTTATGGGTTGTCCAGCAAAGACAACTATAAGCAACTTTTAAAAACACTACAAGAAGATAGTGAAAGAGGTAAGTCAGGATTTTTTATATCTGAATGGGCAGCTAAAAACAACATGGATCCAACAGATATATATAAGCCTAGACAACGAGATGTATCAAGTATGGTTCGTAGCCTACGATCTCCTACAGTTACGTCTCAAAAACCTTCAGCAAAAGTAACTCCTGATACAGATGATACATTGCAGACATTAGCTGGTCTTATATTTGGTGGAGCTACTGGCTCAGACAAAGTAATGGAAGCTGCTGAAGCTAAAATAAGTACTAAGGGTAGAGGTGCATTTGGAAAAAGCGATCTTGATTATGCGTACAGTACACCTACTAGGGGTATAAGTTTGCCAGATAAAAATGTTTCTTTAAAAAGAGTTATGAAAATTAAAGATAAAGAATTACAAATGTTTCCTAAAATATCCGAAACGTATAAAAAATATGCACAAAAAATGGGTTTTTTCATTCCTAAAGGAATTGATATTGTAGAGGGCATGGGAGAGCGAGAAAAAGAAGAAGCAGAGGCAAAAAATCAACAAAGAAGAAACGTATACGGAGAGAGTAGTGGTTTAAATCAAAAATTAGACAGTGTGTTTAGAGCATATGCTGATTCAGGCGATATGAAATTTATTAAAAATGTCATTAAACAACAATTTCCTATCACAAATACTATGCCTAAAGAACAAAAAGAAGCAACTATAAAATTTGTAGAAAATTTAATTATTACTCTTCCAAGAATATATTCTCAAGAATTAACCAGCTATAATCAGATGCTTCAAGAAATGGGAAAAACATTTTTACGAAATGCTCAAGGTACATCGTTGACAACTCCACCACCACCACGAGATTAAAGTAAGGAAAAAATACATGGCTGAATTAACTCCTTCTCAAAGGGAATTACTAGAAGAATACGAAAGAGATGCACTACAAAGGCTTCAAGACCCCTTGGCCTATACACCAGAAAACATAAGTAAAACAGCGCGAGAACAAATAGACGGTAAGACCCCTGAAGAAGAATCAGACGAGGACGTAGGTATTCTTGAAGACGTAGCTCAAGGAACTTTGTACGGATTATCTGAAGGTATTGGCTCTATGTATGAACTAGGGCAAAGGGCAGGGAATGCAATTGAAGAGGATGTTGTAAATCGTTTCTTTGGAACAGAGTATGATTTTATACAACCCGAAGAGTATAAGAACACGTTCGATGCACCAAAAACTACGGCAGGTAATTTAGCGTCTGGTGTTAGTCAATTTGGTATAGGAATGATACCTGCTTTTCGTATATTGAAACTAGGTGGGGGCGTAGCCAAAATGGTAGGCAACTGGGCATCTATGTCTAAAACCCTTACTAAAGGTACAACTAATTTACTAAACTCACAATTAGGAAAGAGGGCAGTGTCAGTTGCAAAAGGTAAATCTGCTAAAATAGGTGCAGCTGCTGCAATAGCTGAACAACTTACGTTTGATCCGTATGACCCTAGACTTGGTGATTTAGCAGCTAGTACTGAAGTACCTATAGTAAAAGATATTGGAGAGTTGCTAAAAGTAAATAAAGATAATCCTGAAATAGTAGAGCGTCTTAAAATGGCAGCAGAGGGTTTTGGAATAGGTGTAGTTGTAGAAAAAGGCATAGCAGGTGTTACGTTTTTAGGAAGAACAGTTGCATCTAGAGTAGGCAAAAAAACTAAATCAGGCAAAATGACAATAGACGAATTAGAAAAATTGTCTACACAAGCAAACCTGCCTAATCAAAAAGATGAAATATTAAATGCTTCTGGTATGTTAAGAATAAAAGAAACATTACGTAAAAAAGGCTATGATGAAGAGTATTTAAATAAATATGTAGGTTCTATAAATTTAAATAGAATAAACTCATCTCAATGGGAAGTATACAATTTAATAAATGAAACGGGCAATGCTCTTAAAAGAAAAGCAGAAGAGGCAGGAGAAGAGTGGCCCCCTAAAAAAGGTAATAAACAATCATTAGAAGAAGCTGCCTCATTATTAAATCACGATAACGTAGACACTATGCAAAGTGTGCTTTTAGAAAATCAGTCACTATTAAAAATAGTTACAGATGATAAGGGTGCAGTACAATTAGGAGCAGGGTTAGAAGGGGCAACAGCATACGCTTTAGCTGCAAGACAAATGCTTTTAGATACTATGGATGTTACATATGATTTAGCCTACCAACTAAAAGACGCAAAAAAAGCAGGTGTACCTACCACAGATTTAGAGGCTGCGTATGTGCAACAGCTATTTGCTTTTGAAACTATGCAATCTACAGTAAACAATATTGCTAACGAGTCAGGTAGATTGTCACAATCTTTCAACATAAATATAGGTAACATGGCAAAAGCTAAATTTTTATCAGAGATGCTAGAGACAGCAGGTAAAGATATTGATGAGCTTGTAAATGTAATGACCCGTGATGACGTACTAAGTTTAGAAGACAGACTGAAAACATTTAAGACTATACAGGCAGAGGACGGGCCTTTATCCAAAGTAAAGAGCGCAATAGGAGAGTATTGGTATAATTCTATTCTATCTGCTCCTGACACCAATGTTGTTAATACGTTTGGTAACTTAGGTGTGCAACTGGCTAGAACAGCAATAGAAGGAAGTATAGGTGCAACCCGTGGACAATTACGTTTAATGGGATCTAGACTTACAGGATCAGATGTAGATCCTTCTACTGTTATGACGTTTGGAGATGTTTGGAACAGAATAAAAGGTATGTCTACAGGTAAATTTAGTGGTGGTGAAAAAGCTAGGGTAGGTGCAACTATAGATATTTTATCTAAAAGAGGATTTAAACACCCTGTTGTTTTAGACGCAATGATATTAAATATTCAAAGAGGTATGTATAAAGTAAATGGTAAAGTATCTACTGACGTTGAAGAAGTAATAAAAAATTACGAAGGTGGTTATCAAGCCTTATATAATGAGAATAAAGATAAGATACTACATGATTATGGAGCATCTGTATCTAATATGGGCAAAACAATAAAACTATTTAGAGAAACTTTTAGAACAGAAGTAGCACCAGATCCTAGATATAGTAGATATGAAATAGGTGAAGCTGCAAGTAATAGAGCTATACCTACAGTTGTGGGTAGATTTGTTAGACTTCCTACAACCACCATGTCTGCATTTGATACTATGTTTAAATCCATAGCAGATAATGCTGCTTTATATGAAATTGCATACAAACAAGTAAGAGCCATGAAATATGAAATAAAGAAAAATGGCGGTAGCTACAATATGCAATTAAAAGATGACTATTCAAAAGCAACTGCAAGAACTTTAACACCACAGACTAGAACCGTAAATGTTACTTGGGATGAAAAAAGATTTACATTCCCAGGAATGACAGACAAAGATGACCCCTTGAATTTGTCAGCATCTGAAATGGTAGAGTATCTTGTGCAAAATCCTACAAAAAGAATGTTAGATGATGCAGAACAGGAAATGTTAGAGGCTACCTTCCAACAACAAAACTGGGCAACAAAAGCAGGTGAGTCTTTTCGTAGGACATTAAATAAAAGTGGTATAGGTCTAGGAACAGCCCTTATGCCTTTTGTTCGTACACCTTTAAATTTACTTGCATATACTTTGGAAAGAACACCTGTTGGTCTATTAAGTAAAGAAGCAAGGGATAATAGAGCATCACTAAAAAGGCTATCTAAAGTTGATAGAAGCACATTAACAAAAACAGAAGAACGTAGATACAGAGAGTTGCTAAGAAGAGAAGATGCAATAAAAGATAGAAGAATAAATAAGCAGATAACTGGTATGACATATCTAACAGGTGCGTATTTTGCAGCACAAACAGGTATGATTACTGGAGGTGGCCCTACTGATTTTACGGAGCGTAAGAGATTAGCGGAATCAGGTTGGAGGCCCTACTCGTACAGGATACTACAAGAAACAGAGCTAGGGCCTGAGTATAAATACTATCCAATATCTAGACTAGACCCCTTCTCACAAATTGCAGGTCTTGCAGCAGACTTTCAATTTATAACAAATGAATTGGCACAAGCAGAACTAACACCTGCTGCAAGAAGAAATGGATACGTGTACGCAAAGTTTGTTTTTACAAAAATGGGTCTAAACATTATTAACATGATCTCTGACAAAACATACTTAAAAAGTATGGGTGAAATAATGAGTACGTTGTATTCTCCTAGAAGAGAAGATCAAGATCCATTGGATACTTTTGCAGCTGCGGTAGCAAAGACAGGCGGTAGTGTATTAGGTGGAGCAGTGCCTAACATAGTATCCCGTATGGGAGAAGCATTTGCAGAAGTAAATCCTGATGGTACTAAAAAAAGTAATTTCTTTTATGATCCTATAATACAGGATGCATATATAGATATGGATGCATTGCGTTTGTTTGTAATAAAAGCAACCTCTAAGATTCCTGGAGTAAGAGAGTATATAGGTGAGGCTGATGAAGATTTAAAATTTTATCCTAGAATAACTGAGTTTGGTTCTACCCTAGATAGAGAAAGAAGTGCCTCTATATTAGCTGGAACAGAACCTGCCGAAAGATCTGTTATGTCTACTATATTAGGTGATACTTTTATATCAAGACCAGGGCATAGGGAAGATACAGCAGACTTATCTGCTACGTTGGCATCTCTGCGTATAAAACCAAAAATAACAAAGACTACTATGAAACTTCCTGGGTCTAATAAAACAATGAAAATACATCCACTTGTTTACTACAACCTATCTAAAAAAGAAGGTATCGCATATAGACAAGGACTAGAGGAGTTATTTGACAGTAGAGTATATAAAAATCTTTTGAAAGAAGCAAATGATAACCCTAGTAGAAAAGAGGCGGTAGATAACATAAGAAGAGATCTGATAGAAAAAGTAAAATCTACAGTGGTGGCACAATATAGAGCAGAACTGTACAATTCTGACGCACTAGAATTTATGGGTGTTACTGATAAAAAAATATTTGATGCTATTGCTGAAGAAAGAACAGTATTGGAAAAACAATATTTTCTTAAACAAGCTGAGATGGAAAGGCTACTAAGATGATTACAATATTAGGATCATTAATTGGCTTTGCAGGATCTGCGCTACCTAAAGCCTTCGATATGTTCTCTGATTGGCAGGACAGAAAGCATGAACTAGCCATGATGGATCGCCAGATAGAGGCATCTAAAATGGCACACACACAAAAGCTAGAGGCCCTTAACATAGAGGCTGATATAAGCGAGAGCAAGGCTCTGTACAAACACGATCAGTCTATGAAGTCAACGGGCTTCATGGCAGGACTGAGGGCCAGTGTAAGGCCAGTTATAACATACCTGTTCTTCACATTGTTTGCAGTTATCAAAGGCACTGCGCTATACGGACTAATATATACGGATGGCGTTGTATGGGAGATGGCTATACAGACACTGTGGGATGAAGAAACGCAAGGCATATTTGCTGCTATCATCTCATTCTGGTTTGGAAGTAGGGCCTTGCAAAGATCAAGGAGTAGTTCGTAATGACTGTAAAGAAGGGAAAAGAAACATTCTCTGGTTACAATAAACCAAAGAGGACACCTGACCATCCTACTAAATCCCATGCCGTACTAGCTAGGGAGGGTGGTAAGGAGAAGCTCATACGCTTTGGACAACAGGGCGTAAAGACTGCTGGTAAACCTAAGAAGGGTGAGTCAGCCAGACAAAAGGCGCGAAGGAAATCATTTAAGGCTAGACATGGTAAGAATATTGCCAAGGGTAAAATGTCAGCTGCATACTGGGCGAACAAAGTAAAATGGTAGAGCAAACAACAGATCAACAAATGGAAGAAGTGCTTAACGTAACGGGAGATGATCCGCTATCTGATGCAGCTACAAATCAACTAGGGGTTTTTAAAGGTGAGCCTAAAGAAGACCTTAGAAAAATAACTAAAGAAACAGATATGTTATTAGATGTAGCAGGTGGTGGAGAATTTCTTTTTCCACCTGTGCCAGATAAAAAACTAGATCAGAAAGATATAGCTGGTTTGTTATTTCCCATCACTCCTCAAGATCCTATATTTGGTGAAATTAAAACTATGTTTGAAAAGGGAGAGTACGGATCTGGAGTTCTTACGGCAACCCTTACTGCCCTAGCTATGATACCAGGCTTTGGAACATTGCCAAAAGCGACAGCTAAAAAGATAGCTAGGGATACTGCCGAATCAATAAATAAAAATAAGTTAGCATCAACGACAGATCCAACAGAGAGAGCTTTGTCACGGGTGGAAAAGGAAACGGGTCTTAAATATGGTTTTGTACAAAGACAACAACTTTCAGATTCTGAAAAGCCCATAACATCTTTAAACACGTATGAATTACCTAATGAGTACTTTGATCCACAAACAAATGAAGTTATCTTTTCTTTTGATGAGGGTATAAATACAAGAGAGTATCTATTTCCTAATAGCCGTATGTATACCTCTGAGATTGAAAAACAAATAGATAAATTACCAAACACAGTAGATACAGGTTATTTTAAAAAATTTGTAAATAGTATACCTTCAGATCAAGCTAGAAATCTTGGACTTGTAAATCTATTAGATCAAGCCACAAAAAAAGGTGATAAAAAAATCACTAAAGAAGACATAACAAAAAGAGTTAATAATAACAGATTTATACTTACAGATACAATTTACAAATTTGATAATCCAACTGTAATAGAAAGTATGCCTTTTGGTTCAAATAGTTTTTCTTCTAAAACAGGATTAGATAAATCTGAAGCGGTAGTTGGAGAACCTCAGTTCCTAGCCTTTAGTGAAACACGTAAAGATAGTGAAAATATAGCATCAATTATGGGATCAAGCAACACTGCTGTATCTTCACCAAGTTCAGCTATTTCTTCACCCACACGAAACAGAGTACCCGATAAATATTTTAGACCTTACATAGATGAAAGATTTTACAAAGAAATACTAGTAGGTACGCCTCTTGCACAAAAAGCAAGACCTCTTACTAAAGAAGAAATAGATCAAGGTTTTTACATAGACGTTATGGGAAAAACTAAACCTGTAACAGAAGCTATGAAAAATATGCGTGAACCAATGGTTCCAATGGTTACTAGAAAAGATTTTAAAAATTATGATCATTATGGAAAGGCAACAGATATTGATGTTACTCCCATAGTTCACATAAGGTTATATAATAACGTTATTAAATCAGCAGATGAAACTAATCCTGATTCTACTGTTAGAAGAACTATAGTATCAGAAATACAGTCGGATATTTCAGGGGGAGGAAAAATTGTAAAAGACGAAGTAAACCCAGACACAGGTATTTCTAAAAAGGTAGAAAAAGCGTATGGCATAACAGAAGAAGCTATTGCATTAGACAGAAGATTAAAATCTGAAGATTTAAAAAGAGATAAACTATTAAGTAAAATAAAAGGATCGGTAGGTTTAAAGCGTGGTGATTTAACAGAAAAAGAATATGAAGACCTTTTAATTAAAAGAGCTTACTCTAAAAACCGTTTACAAAATAATAAAAAACTTGCGTTTCCTTTAAAAACATTAATAGGTATTCCAGAAACTAAAAGAACTAAGGGTTTTCCTCAAATAGTTCCAGATATCCCCGTTGTAGGTAGAAAAGGTAAAATACCACAGGCATCTACTTTAGGTGTAAAAAGAGCTATGAAAGAAGCAATAGAAAATGATTCAGATGAAATACTATTTGCAACTGATTTGGTTCAATCAATTAGATACAAAGGCGGTATAGGAGAAGGAACTAAAGATTACTATGCTAGAGTATTACCCCAAACCATAGAAAAAATTGGAAAAGAAAACAATATTAATTTAAATTTACGAAAAGAAAATATTCAATTAAATCAATTTATACTTAGTAATGAAGGTATTAAAAAACCTAGTACTTTGTTTAAAATAGGTGAAGAGATAGCTGAATATGAAAAAGCTATATCCAAAGGTGATGAAAAATTTCCTTGGCTAGGTACTGAGGGAACTATTAACCTTACTAAACTAATGAAGACTGTAGGTAGATTATCAAAAGAATTAAAAAATGAATATAATACATACTATAAAATGTCATCAAAAGCAGGTGTAGGAAGTAAACAATACAGAGATAGAATAGAAAAAGAACTATTAGAACAATCAAACAAAATGGATAATTTACAGACACTGTTAATTGATGCCATAAATCGTTATGGAGAGAATCACCCCTTTGTATTTAATATGCAATATTGGGTAATAGATGTAACACCTGAACTGAGAAAATTATTTAAACAAGGCGAAGTTTCTAACGCAATAGATTTTAACAAAGGTGGGATCGTACAAGACAAAATGGATACTCAGATGAATAGTTTGTTTGAACAGGAACAAATAGAATAATAATATTATTATGGGTTACTACAGATATTATTATATGCAACGGGAGTACTATATGAAAAAACCTATGTTTGATTCTACAGGATCATTGATAGAAGACGAGGGTGAAAAAATATTAGTAGAAGATAAATGGATTAAAGTAAAACCAGTAGACAAAGATAAGTATCTAAAGAGCAAAGAGTTTTGGAGGAATAGACAATGATTAGCGGAAAAGTATTTTACGGAGGAAATAATAAAATCGTGAATAAAAAGAATACAATAGTAGAAGAAGGTGATACTATAGTAGTAGATAATACTGACACTTTAACCATGACTTGTGAATGTGGTAATAATTTAAAGTGTGAGTGTGAACCTGAAGTAAGTTAGTGTGGTTGTCACGCAAACGTATACTATCAGGATATTTTAAATGGAGAATAAAAAAATGGCAATGAAGAAAATGATGAACAAAAAGAAAAAGATGGCTAAAGGAATGGCTAAAGGTGGTATGAAAAAGGCTAAAGGTTACGCAAGGGGTGGGGCAGCTAAACGTAGATAATGTCCTATCTGATAAGTAATATCCCATACTTTAAATGTTGGGTGCGTAAGGAATTTACCAGTAATCATCAAGCATATCACGGTGAGTTCCTTCACGCTTTAGCCTTCGCAGTAAACACCATACCTGATAGGTCACTAAGTTTTCAGGTAGTATTTACAGGGTGTGAAATAGACAGGGAAGATGGCCCTGACGAAAACATTCATGGCGGTGCAATGTGGGCTAGGATGCCAATACAGGCCCTAGTAGCCGATGTTCCCGTAGAGGAATGGCCCGAACCAATGGATGATCATCTATGTCAGCCTTGGGATTGTGAGTCTAGACATCACAGTGTAGTAGTGATGGATAGGGTAAGCTCTTCTCCTTGGTTGTGTAAGATAGATGGTGAGTTTCACACGGGTAAGTATATGTTTACTGTGGATTACACTGATCACGAAATAGCAGATGATCCAGCGCAACACAAACAGTCCCATGTAATCCAACTACTGGATGCAGGGAAATGGACAGGGAATATAGTGGCACTGCCAAACAATAGGGTAAGAGCGACTAGTCCTGCTTTGTGGAGAACAGGAGAGGGTGTGCCTGACTTTGCACCTTCGCAATGGACACACTCAGCAGAATCCCATGAGTCCTATCTAGATCCATCTGTGACTTTCAATAACCTATACTCAGATAACTAAGGATATACTATGAGGCGTATGACTGATGAAGGTTTAGATTTAATTAAGTTGTACGAGGGTTATAGTTCCTCCCCGTATCTTTGTCCTGCACAACATTGGACTATAGGATACGGGGCTATCTGGGGCATGGATGATACAAGAGTTAAAGAAGATCACCCTGATATAAACGAAGATCAGGCAGACTATTTATTAAGAAGAGATGTCAAGAAGTCAGAAATGGCAGTTATCAGGCATATACGAGTTCCACTAGAAGATGGACAGTTCAATGCCTTATGTTCATTCGTATTTAATCTAGGCAGTGGTGCGCTACAAAGCAGCACACTAAGACGTAAGATAAACAGGGGAGATTATATTGGTGCAGCTGATGAATTTCCACGATGGGTATACGCTGGAGGTAAAAAGTTAAAAGGATTGATAAGAAGGAGAGAACATGAACGATCTATGTTCATGGGATAAAAGGAGAGGACATGGCTACTAAAAAGAAAAGTAAAAGTAAAGTAAATGAAGCAGGTAATTACACTAAACCTACGATGCGTAAGAACCTATTCAATAGAATAAAAGCTGGAGGTAAAGGGGGAAAGCCTGGACAATGGTCAGGTCGCAAGGCCCAAATGCTGGCAAAGCAATATAAAGCAAAAGGTGGAGGATACAAGTAATGCCACATTATACTAAACCATTAAAAAAAGTTATTAAAGGTCTTAAAAAAGCATCCAAGTTACACGCAGGTCAAGCTAAAACATTAACAAAAGTAATGAAAGATCAAAAGAAAGGGTACAAAAAAAGTGCCAAGAAAAAGAAATAGTAGGGGATAAATATGTCTATGAAAAAATACAGTCCAAAGCAAAAGAAATTAGCTAGAGTTGCATCGCCTAGAAATAAAATAACTGGTGCAGACCTTAAGAAATTAAGAGGTGGAAAAAAGAATGGCTCTAAAAAAATCACAAAGAAGTCTTAAAAACTGGACTAAACAAAAGTGGCGTACCAAATCAGGTAAGCCCTCTACCCAAGGGCCAAAGGCTACGGGGGAAAGATACTTACCGTCAGCTGCTATCAAGTCACTTAGTTCTGCTGAGTATGCAGCTACGTCTAAAGCAAAACGTAAAGGAACAAAGGCTGGTAAACAACACGTAAAACAGCCTAAGAAGATAGCAAAGAAAACTAGAAGCTATCGTAAATAATGAGGATGAGACATGGAAGATACGTGGTCAGTTTTGGTTTCAGGATGGCCTATAGCGTTTGGTATAATAACGCTGATTATAGTACTGGCAAAGATGCACGGTGAGTTAGAGACATTGAAAGAAAAAGTAAAAGTCTTATTTGATTTATGGAATAGTAGAGGTAAATGAAAGAGCTTACAGATATAAACAGTATGTCTATAGAATTTGTAGAGCTAATAACTCCTATGCTAGTTATTATGTTAGCCTTGATACTTACTCTTATGGTCAGAGACTTTGCTACTAACTTTATGAACGGAATTAAGTTTAGAATGCACTCTAGTTTTAACGAGGGTGATACTTGTTTGCTAGATGGTGAGCGAGGTATCATAGTCAAGATAGGATTCTATGAGACAATAATACAGATACATAATGGTAGGGGTACAGTTTGGCGATACTTACCCAATGATCGTATAAAATTCTACAAATTAGAAAAAATTATTAAGGATATAGAAAAAACGGACTCGTAGGATGAGGCACAAGGGGGTGCTAAGATACCCTCTGGTAGGTAGTGTCCAGATTATAGTCACTTCTTCTGTAGACCCCCTTAAAATGCCTTACGTTTGATTTGCCTATTTTTACCAGCTTTTAGCACCTTCTTTTTTCATTTGCTCACCTGTAAAGCCTGAGTCCACCCAACATAGTAACTGAGATGACTCTGGTCTTACAATAGCAGCAGTCCACGTTCCAGATGTAGCGTTAAGAAATATAAATGTTACGTGTCCTCTAGCTGATATTCCACGAAATACTATTTGTTCTCCGTGTTTTTCTTGAATATTAATTTTAGCCTCTGCCAAATCTTTGCAACCTGATTGCATGGGTGCTTGACTATACGATGCTGAAACATTGAATGCAATAATACATAGAGCAACTAAACCTCCGATAAATATTTTAGTCATATTAAGAATATCCTTTTTAAATGATTTATAAGATAGTCCTTGGCTCTATTTAATACTTCTAAATCATCATCAAAACCACCCAAAGCACGATTGCATTTGTGACACAACCATCCCCTAAATGTTTCTGTATCGTGACAATGATCTAAAACCCAAGGCCCATTTCTTGTGTTACCTTTGCCTTTTACTTTTTCTGCATCCCCACAACAGATGGGGCAAATGTATCCCTCTTTTGGCATACCATGTTCTTCTCGCAACCTCTCTCTTACTTTCTGTAATTCATTGTTACAAGCCTTGCATTCAGGTCGTAGAAAGTTAGCACCTGAACTTGGTGAAAATGCAGAGAGGGGTAGATATATATTGCACTTGCAACACACCTTACCCTCACCTGCACCTAGATCCTCATGTTCTATGGGAAATAAATTTAATTGCATAACTATTAATCTTCCTGATCTTGTAAGCCTGAATGTGCCTCAACATAAGAACCACACTTTGGACAACTAAGATTAGCTATTATGCCATTACCTTCTAATCCATAGTCTTCAAAGTCGTGATCTCCTCCCCATATTAATTGCTGATCAGGGCCACAAAACCAACAGTTCATATCATGCAACCTTATTTATTCTGTTTAAATTAATAAAGTATTGCCTGTTATAACCTCGTTCCCACTCTTTGTGTTCAAGAGATTTTAACCTGTATGGGTTATAACTATTTACTCTAAAGCCCTCTCTTCCTTCAAAGAATGCTTTTTCATTAAGGTGCTTACGTCTTTTCTTGTGTGTAGACCTGTGTCTGTTAAACACCACATACTCCTCCTGTACCGCTAATCTCACATATATCGTGAGTCTCTACGTGTTCGTCAAACTCTTCTCCAAGTTTATCTACTGCTTCAGAATAAGGAACAGAGGTAAGAGGTTGACCACCTCTAGATCCATCAGGGTACACTGTAAAGCCCCTTAGTCTATGTGCATATTTAGCTAATGTATCAGCGAAGTCATCTACTACATCTGGGTTATTTAATTTAGTACCCCATGCAGGTAGATTGATCGTTGAACTAATGGACATATCGACGTAGTCCTGTACGTCTGCTTGAAAGCGCATACGCCGTTTGTAATCTTCTGCTAAATCTAGTGCAGATTCTATACTCTCAGGATCTACGTCATAGGTATCTATTAACTCTTGTGCAGAGGAGTCTACCACATATTGATACTTCCATCTGTGTCCTCCCGTAAGATACCTTCTCTTATACGCAACAGCAAAGATAGGTTCTATCCCACTGGAGCTACCAGCAAGTATACTAATAGAGCCAGTAGGAGCAATAGCACGGTTCGCCACGGGCCTAGATATTGATAGTGCATCCGCAAATCGTCTAGATACATCATCACTGACTCCTTTGTATATTGCCAACCAACGGTGAAGCTCTCCAGTAACCTCATACTTTTCTCCTTTTTTAATTAACCATTCATGTAATCCCATTATACCTAAACCTAATCGTCTATTCTTTTCTCTAACATCATAGACTTTTTGATAAGGTAATTCTGCTCTCAATGTTCCGCATATTAAAAACTTTGTAGCTAAATCAACAATCTCTGCTAGTTCAGATATGTCTTCAATCCTGCCAAAATTAATACTACCAAGATTGCATACATCACTGTCATCGCTACTGCACACCTCAGTACAGGCATTACGCAGTGTTTCATTTTCATCCTCCATAAAATTAAAACTAAACCCAGGCTCTCCTGTACGCATGGCTTGAGCTATGTTTTCTTTAAATGTATCTCCATACCCTTCGCCATTCCAATAGTTTAGTAACCACTCTGTATCATAGTTAATAGATATGTTTGTCATATCCAATGGTGCAGGAAAATTAAAGTCCTGCTCTTTTATTTGCTTTAGTGTAAATCCAGTATTTCCAACTGGCATAGTATCCCAATTCTTTGCGTTAAGAAATGTTGATACATCTTTGTGTTTCCAATTAAGTGATGCGTATATGGCAGACCTACGACTACCTCCTTGCATCACCTTTTGGCCTATACTATTAATCATTTGCATCTTGGGGATAGGGCCAGATGCCAGACCACCAGACCCACCAAGAACTTTACCTGATTCTCTATACACAGAATAGTCTACCCCGATGCCACCCCCCGTCATCAAGCAAGATTCCGCTTTCCAACTCAAGTTAGCCCAATCCTCTCGTGTGTCTTCCTCTGCCTTTAGTAGAAAACAATTGTTATAAAATCTTTTCTTTCGTCCTGCATAGTAAAGATACCTACCACCAGGAATAAACTTCAACTCATCTATATATTTAGTAAGAGCATCCTGTTCGTCCATAGTCATTAGGTTTTGCTCACCAGAACGTAATGAACCGCATACATCTTTCACTAAAGTAGAAGCTAGATCAGACCACGTTTCACACCCATCGTGAGCATACTTATATTTAAATATATCTTCTGAGAATTTATTTCTAAATTGAGGATTGTTGTTAGATTTAAATGATGACACTTTATATATTCCTTTCGTTTTCTTCTTCCTCTACACATTCTATTAGTTTATTTAAATACCATTGTGCCTTCTTTAAATCCTCAGTAGGTTTACCTTTGTAATCAAACCGCCAAAGATACTTCAGTATGTTGCCTTGCAGGTAATATTTAAAATTAGGTAATAGTGCAGCTTCTATTGCATCTATGCATTCTATCCCACTCTGATTATAATGTGGTGGGTTGTTTACCATATCCTTCATAGTATTATTTTCCGTTTGCTATTTCTCTTGCTTCTTCTGGGGAGTACCCCTCTTCAAATATTAATTCATATATAAAGAGATCACGGGCATTGTATGTATCGTCATACTGTTCGTAGTCCTCATACTCTTCTTCTTGTTCTTTTTTCATGTGTATGTCCTAGTGTTTTGTTACGGGTGGGAAAGGAAAAGGTATGACGATGCCTTCAGCCTCTTCTTGTTCTTTCATTCTTTCCATGTCTTTAAACTTATCATAGTATATATCAAGCAAAACATCTAGTGCAGGTGGCTCAAGAACTGCAACAGCGCACATTGCTTTCATTATATCTGTAATGGTATCTATAGCAGAGTCTGATAGCTCTGACATATCTTCGTGAAGTATGGGTAGTATATCAAATTCAATTTGTTTTTCTTCGGGTATCTCTGCCTTTACTTTTATTAGTACGCACAGTTCGTTTGGTTGTAGGTTCATTCGGTTTTTTATTCTCATTTTTGC